GTTGAGCGTCATCAGCAGGTCCATTGATAATCAAAGGTGCTCTTGTTCTAATGGCTTCCCTACGAATGTCATTAGTTCTTTCGGATAATTTCTGTTTATCAGCCAAATAATCAAATGCTTGGACTGAATTGATTTCTACTGCTCTCTCTTCGGCAATGGCCTCACGAATGACCACATCTTTACCAGAACCAGGTCCACCAGTTATAAAGATGGCCTTAAAGACACCACGATAGATATCTTCATGTAAACCCATACCCTTACGAGTATCGTGCATCAATTCTTTTGCGTGTGTGTCTGAAACGTGATGTGGAACGCCTTGTTTAAAAGAACTGATATCTTTATTCTTAGCATGTTCTCTCATCTTGGTACCAGACATACCGGTATCACCTTCAGCATCAGGATCACGGTGTCCAGCAGAATGAACCGTAATCTTTTTGAAATTATACAAGGCACCTTCATGTGTGCCATTATATCTGTGTAATTTCTCTTTCATCTCTTTAGTACGGTCAGAACCAACCACCATGTGAAGGTGAGTTACTCCTTGTTTGTGTAAGGCAGCTGCATGATGTAAGAATGTCGGATGTTCTTTATCGGAAGATTTAAAATTTGTATCTGGAGAATATCTCTTTAGATGTTTAATCTTCTGTGCTGGTGATAATGGGTTCTTCTTGGCATCTTGTGAATGTGAAGTAACAACTGTATGACCAGCATTATTTTTTTTAGCAATATCTTTAACTTTATCTATCAACTTCAAGTGGCCAGTTGTAGGCGGATTCATCCGGCCAAAGGTCATCACATGATGCACCTCACCACTTTTGGCTTCTTGAACTATATCTAAAAAAGACTTCATTTTCTAACTTTTAAAAGATTGGCCTTAGCGAATTCTGCACGATTAACCAATTTAGTTGGTTCTTCTTTACCGCCTTCTGGCTTGTGGTTAACCACAAAACCTTCTGGCTTAGATTTTTTACCTTCAATATGGTGTTCATATTTACCCTCATGCGTTTCCAAAGATTTAACCAAAGCATTTTTGGCTTGGTGCAAATGATGGTGCATAGAGAATAAGTTACCATAATGTTCTTTGTTCTTTTCAACATGAGAAATCTGTTTTGCACCTTCTGCACGTTTTTCTGTTTTAGATTTTTCAGATTTTACTTTGGATGCCATCTTTTCATGTTGATTATATAAGTGTGCCTGAAATCCTCTTACACTTGGTACCTCATCATGTCTTACTGTATGGTTTATGTAAGTAGATAGATGACCTGTTTCTCCACTATGTGCAGGATGAACGGTACCATACATCTTATGACCATGTGTGTCATGTATGTCTTTGGCTGCCTTCATGTGTTTATTGAAATCTTTTTCATTCTCAGCACTATGTTGTACCTTGGATGTGTCGTGTTCTGCACCATGGATGTGAACATCTGGATGTTCTTTGAAATTCTTGTGGTCAACATGTGGTGTAGCATGTTTCATATCATCAGTATATTTTTGATGAACTACAACACCAAATTTAGACTTCTTAATTTTCTTAGCATCATCACCTTTTGCGGTGTATGTAATTGTATTTGGAGTAAAAGATACTTTAGAACCTTTAGCCTCAACAATAAAACCTTCATGTAAGTGTTTAGAATCTTCATGGTGCATTACATCACCTTGATAAACACCAGTCTTTGGTGTTACTTTTGGTAGATGTTTGAGTGCATGTTTAAGAGTTTTAACAAGACCTGGTGCATGGCCATGGTTCTTTTCAATATCTTTTTCGGTATGATTAATCTTTGGATTCTTATTGAAAGCTGATTTGGATGCTACAAAGAATTTACCATTTGATGGATGGTGACCAAAGACGATAGATGGAGAACCATCATATTTCATTGTCAGGTTACTACTTTTAGATCCTGACTTGATATGTTCGTGAGCTTGTTGTAAAGCACCGTAAGCGTGTTCAAAGCCAGCATGACCGTGCATTAACGGTCTGTCCTCAGCATGGTGAATGTGCTTGAGCTGGCCGCCTTCGGAGGCAGCCTCTTCTGTCAAAAAGGATGTAAAAGATATCATTGATTTTTCCTAGAAATACAACACACTTTGGTTGTCCGTAGGGTTATTTATATAAGTTTCAAACTTACTGGTAATAAATTTGAAATTATTCGGTTCGATACATAGTACCAATTTTTCAGTTTCGGTACAAATAAGGTGGCCAATACCAACGATTCTCTGGACCTGGATGCATATCGTAGGCATTAGGGTTGCCACTACCATGCCAGCACTCATAATCATATCTGTGGTGTGGTTGTCCAGAAAATTGAGGTTGGAAGTTATTGTCAACTGGTGATTTTAACCTTTTACATTTTCTCAGATAAGAGGCACGAGCCCAAAAGAAGTTACCAGCATAAAAAGGATGTGGTGGGTTATCTAAGAATGAGGCACCACAGGTATCATAACCTTCATCCAACTTGGACACACATTCTCTCCACTTTTCTATGTTCCAATATTCCATGTATTTTCTCCAGCCAAACTGGCCACTGTTCACACCTTTGTGGTGTATGTAACAGATATAAAATTCTTCATCGGTAGAATGTACCAATTCTTGTATATGAAGAATGGTCGTACCTTCTTGCCATTCTCTATACTCCTCACCAAACTGATGGTAATTAATATTGTTGTTCCACGACCATCTCTTTTTTAACCATCGGAACTCTTGCTCATCATAATGCAACATCATATTAATTTCGGCTGCATCAAGTAAACCAGTATTCTCCAGTAATTCCGACTGTTCTAAACCAATAAGGTTTTCATTCTGGTTCAAACAAACAGCATGACTAAACAGCTTGATTTTCATATATGAATGTTTTAATGTAGGTTAATTTTGCGCCACGGTTCTTGTAATAATGTAAATTGAATTCGTTTTCAATAGGACTTCCTTGCCAGACTTTCATGTCATCGTCCCATAACAAATAGAAATCTTTTTTCATTAAATCGGCCAGAATGGCAATACCCGTGATTGTGGTAATAAAAGGATTAGGATTGTATTTGATTAAAGAACAATTATACACCAAATCTTGTGTGTAGTCAAGATATTTTACAATATTGTGCTTTAATACATCAGATCCTTGGATTACATTGAAGTTTCTTCTGGTATCCACATCCGGTGCATCCTTGGGTGACCATCGGTCTCCTACGATTAATTTATTTGTGTGGTAATTAATATCAAACTTAGGAATAACTAATTCAAATTCATCGTCAGGCTGAATTTGTGTTCTATATTGTTGATTGAAATAATTCAAGTATCTCTGTTGAATAATAGGTCTTTCTCCATATCCATCATCTGAACCAGTATCATTTACAACAACAGCATTCGTAAAATCAAATCCACCTTCATGTAGAAAGGTTATCTTTTCAAAGAAACCTTGAGCCATCAATAGTTCTTTAAGTCCTTTGAATCTTTGTAATCGGTCACAAATAACAAACCAGATTTTATGTCCAGTATATTTGTAAAGTCCAGACAAAACAGGTAAACAATGAGCAAAGTCACCTAAGTTATGTATTCTCGGAGATACTACTGTAATCATTATAATCCTTAAATATAATAAACCAATCAGATGGATCTACAAAACGTAGTTCGAATTCTTCAGGTTTAGTTAGGTAAGACATTAACAACAAAGTCTGGTCATCATCACTCAGATTATGTTTAAATAATATTTCTAAATTACCAAAGACCAACTCCCTCACTCTAGGCCACATTTTGGTACCAGCAACCATATGACAACCCATTATATACACATCACCCGTTGATATAATGGAATCAATAGGTCTATTAGGTTCTATTTCTTTGATATTGAAAAAGTGTATCTTCTCTGGATTAAAATCATAAGTCCAATGACCGTGTTCTGGTATCCTATTATCATTTCTACAATAACCAAAATCTATCCAAGCAGTTACATCAGTTTTTACATAACCACTTTCAATTGCATGATTTACATAAAGTGATTTGAATATGTTAACTAAAACATAATCAGCATGCCAATATTCAATTAATTCGGGTCTTTGTATTTTTTTGATATAATCTTCTGACTCCATCACTTTTTCTATTTTTTCTTTATATAACTCTAGTCCTTTTGGCATATAAGAATCCATGACAACAATATTTGTTTTGTCAATTAATCCATAAGAATTTCGAATGTCATATACTCTTTCAGCAAATTCCGATGAAGTGTAAATCACCATATGATTTTTAACTTTGGCCAAATTCTTAAAGAATTCAAAATAGGTATCTACTGACCTGTGTTGGTAAAAAGGAAGTTCTCGGCCAAATTTTGTTTTCGGCAAGTTTCCACGGCCAATATCAAAGAAAGCTGTTACAATTGTTATATCACTCATTTTATTCCATAAAAGTACAAGTCAGTATTTTGACTTAAAAATTCAAAATTTCTAAACATAGATTCAATATTAAAATGCTCTCTAAAGTCTTCCTCTGTTAGATTTTTATAATAGTCCCAACCAAGTCCTATCGTTAATGGTGAATCTTGTGGTGTGGTTCTAGTTGTTCCATGTTCAGCACGACCTGTTGTAGCACAAGTCATAACAATCATTCCACCTGGTCTGACCAATCTATACATGTTTTTAAAAGTGTCAACCCATTCAGGATTGTGTTCGAAACATTCACATGAAATGGCCACATCAAAACTTTCAGTTGGTGCATCAAACTTTTGGCCTTCACAAATCACATCAACATCTTTTCCTTCTGCTACATCTAGACCAACATAATAACAGTTATCAAAAAAAATTCTAACTGTTCCGTTAATGTTTAGACTACCAATCTCTATAACTTGTTTGTTTGAGAATTGGTCGGGAAATTTATTTTTAACATATCTAATATAATCATGTTGAGCAGGATGTGACATTATGAATACTTAGCCTCCAATATTTTTTTCCATTCAGGAACTCGGTTGTATTGGTGAACAATAACATATTTTTCACCAAAACAATTATAAACATAACCGTCTTCAAAGATGGGTTCCTTACTTAATAGATTTGGTCTAAAGCCATCAATTTTATTTGGGTCTACTGTTGTGCCACATTGACAAGCCCAATTTGTATCGTGACTATTAAATCTTGTCATTGACTTGTAGGGTTCCAAAGAAAGCATCACATTAACAGTTGCTTGGTCGGGTACTGGATTTTTATTACCTTGAATAATCAAAGAGGCATTAAGAGAGAAGTCAACAAAGGTTTTAAATTCGGCTGCCATAGAACCGGCATTATAAATTGGAGTCTCACTCATATAATCCTGTATAGTAGGACCAAAACATTGTTTGATGTTATCGAAACCCCAAGCCTCATCTTTATATTTCAATGATTCACAACCATAGTTGATTTTTTTATCACCCATGTTCTTTTCCAACCATTTGGATGGATCTGATTGAAAGATAATGTCTACATCTGTGGAGATAACATAACGAATGTCTTTTAAATTTCTTAGAAAATGCCAATAGAAAAAATGTCTAAGGGTTGGTACTTGATAACCAAATCCATCCATAAAATGAAATCCATTGTTCTCATCGTTACGTTTTTCGCTTACTAAGAAAATTTCAAAGCCATGGTCTTGTAGTTTTTTAATTGTATCATCTAAAACATTAAATACAATCATGCTTTTTCGGCCAGTATATCCAGTTTGTTCCAATGAATTGACCCAAGGTTTAATCTTGTCAAAGTCATACATTGAGATGGCTGAAATTATCATATCATCCATAATTTTCTTCCCATATTATAAAAATCATTGCTGTAATTTGAAAGTTTAATTTTCATACCACAAGCATCTTCTAATTTTGAATTATCTAATATAAATTGTTCTTTGGTGAGTACATCTTGTTGTATAAAATTGCCTTGACCATAACCCAGTATAAGGCCTCTTGCTATTATGGATATTTCTAATCCAAAATCTGAACTTAAATTATATATACCTTTTGGTTTTATTTCACAAATCTTTTTCAATAGTTCACACACTCGTTCTATACTTATAAAGTCTCTTTTGAGAGATTTATCCATATCATACTTGATGGTGCCAGTTGCTTTTAATTGTGTCATACAGTAACCAACAAAAGAACTTCTACCCAATTCAAAACCATAAATGTTAGAACCTCTGAGTATTGTCAGATTTTCTATATCATTGGTTAAAAATCTTTCTGTGAGTTCTTTGTTTTCACTATAACGGTCAAATGGATTGAGTGAGTGTCTTTCACTATAACGTGTTAACTCAGATGAATTGCCATAAACTTTTCTGGTACTTAACATGATATAATGACAACCAGCTTCTGCTGCTTTTATTCCAACTAACCAATCTAAGTCGAAGGCCTCATTATAGATTTGTGTTTTGTATTCATATGAAATAGCACAATTAATAACCACATCATATCGTTTTAAATCTATGTGGTGCAATTGACTATAAGATACGATATTGGCAAGAACATTGTCGTGTTCTAAAGAAATGCTGTTATAGAAATTTCGACCAACAAAACTATTATCACCAACGATTAAGACACGGCACGCCATGGGAAAACTCCATTATATTTTTCATTCATTATTTTGTTTCCGTTTTCAAAGAACTCAGCATTAACGGAACCAGCATTGCCATCAACACGATAGTTAACGGTATATTCACCTGTACATCCATAGTTATTAACATGTTGAAGTAAAGCAGAATAGAATACTCTATCTTGTCCCCAACCACCATGCCACACAGACGCCAATTTTACTGCAATATGAGTCCTAAGGCAATAAGAGTTTGTATCTATATGATTAATACCATGATAACTATTCCATTTTCCTAGTGACTCACAATCATCATTACAAATGTAGTCGCCAAGTTTACCACATATTTTTCTCAGAGAATAAGACCAAGAAAGACCTCTTGTCCTTATTGTTTCTATTGAGCTTTCTATGTGATTGTTTTCCAACCAACAATCTTGATCCAAATATCCCACAAATTCTGTGTCAATTAGATGGGTAAATGCAGCATATATACGGTGTCCGTAAAATCCATTAGCCCCAACATTAATAGGTAAATATGTTACCTTAAAGTTTGGATTACCAAGGTATTCATCCGCTATAATCTTGGTAGCTCCTGAGAACTGTTTACCGTCACATACAAGATAACATGTAGTCGGTTCAGTTTGATTCAATACAGATTCAATTGC